GAAAAAGTCAGTCGCGGCCGCAGCAAAAAACTCCAAAGCAGTCTGGCCAGCTTCGCCGGACGTAATCCGAATCAAGTCGCCGACGCGAAGCTTGTGCTTAGCAATCGTACATCGTCCCTCTTCCACGCGCCATCCTAGGAAGTCAGCCTCTTTCGTAGAACCCTGCTCGTCCATTGGGTGCCAATCTTGATCTGTTGTTTTGTCTGCATTGCGAGAACGAACGAAGACCCCCGGGGTCTCCGCAGACTCTAAGATCACGATGTTGACGTTAACCACGCGTTTGACTCTGTACGCAGCTCCCGCAGGGAAATCGAAGGCGATTGATCCTGTCGCGGCAGAATTAAGTTGCCATGTTTGGTTATCTGTGCCTGTGCCGGGGTGAACAGTGTAACGGACCTCATTAACAATGAACGCAGATGCTTCGATAGCAGTTATTACTTTGGCAGCTGTAGGGAGGTCTTCCGGCAACGTAGCGACTTCTGCTGCAGGCGGGTTCACTGGCTTGGGGACACCGAGATAACGGAAGTCTTCCGGGTACGGACCACCACCACCACCGTCTGCAATCGTAGTGTATGTCATGCGTGGTGCGCCGGTGCCGAGGTTGACACCAGTATAGTAGGTGCGCTCAAGGGAATCGTCCTTTACGGGGCCGCGCGCGACGTTTACATAATCGTCCCACTCAAACCAACGAGGCGTACCATCATTGTCGAAGCGATAGATCGTCCTATTGAAATACGGGTGGCTCGCTATGGTGACGCCGGCGTCTTTCTCATCCCACGGCTCGAGATCGCCGCTGCCCAGTTTAGCGTTCTGTGCAGTTTGGGCTTCGCCGGGCTTCAGTTTAAGCGCAGAGATTCGAGGACGAATCCCTCTGAATAATTCTATCCTAAATCCCGCCATATGCCATCGTGTCCTCTGGTTGACCGAAGTCAGCTTGGCCACGGGACTTGGCTGCTTTTATTCCTGCCGAGGCCACAGTCGCGTGCAGGATTGCAAGGTTAACGTCGGTCCAGTCTTTGCCGGGGATTTTCAGCGTTTGGGCGAGGATGCCGGCTTTGATTATCTCTTCGAACTCGTAGTATAGAAGGGCGGGTAACGTGTCTGTCGTCGCTGTGAAGACCGGGGCGATTATGGCGCGAATGAGCAGGGCGGTGGTGACTGTGGTTCCCACCAACGGAACCACTATTGCAGCCCCATCGTTGTCATAAGCCCACGCGCGAGGAGAGGAGCCAGTGTTGGTCCTCCAATTTGGGCTCTCCCGATCGAGCTGGTCACGCGTCTTGAACGGTACAGGTGTGTCCCAAGCGTCGCCTCCTGCGTCGTATTTGACATTGTCCACGCGCTTCACGACCGTCTTAGTGGGAATATCGGTCCCAGCAACAGGGGTCTCCATTGCGAGCTGCGATGCTGTCCAATCCAGCCCATTGTCATACGTGTACTTCCAAACCTCAGACTCCCAGAAGAACTGCCTAAGCACACGATACATCGCAGCAGTCAGTATTGGCTCGGGAATACCGGGGAGTTGTACTCGAAGCTCGGGAAGCATCATGCCGATCGCTACAGTCATTACGGTGCCTCTGGAGGTGCGTTGTTCTCGGGGCTAACAGCCTGCATGGCTTGGCGGTGCAACCCGAGGGCAGATAAGTAATTTGACCACAACTCCTGCCGGTAGGCGGCGGGAATCGTCTGTCGTGATTCTTTTGTCAGGGCGCGATACACCACGTAGAGAGTGACTGCGTTCAGGTATTCATCGTCCAAATTGAACGTGTCGCCGACTGCTGTGAGTGCAGTTGGCACTGTCGAGTAAACAACTGCTACCCTCTTGTCATTCTCCGTCGAGGGAGGATACAAGTAGTACACCTTCGGTTCACGCGGGTCGTGGCAGTAGTGCTCGTAGAAGTTTGCTCCATCTGCTTTAATGGTAGTGTCGTATTCCCAGTCCGGGTCATACGTGTCCAGCGCGTCCTTCTCAGCAACCCGTATCGGCCCTTGCGGCGTAGTGCCGTCGTCCGCATAATTCCTGGCTGCTTTAATAAACTTGATGCCCCCCGACGGTATTACTTGGCGTCCAATGCTGTTAGCGATAGTCTCGATAGACTGAACAGCATTAGCTTCTGGTACAAGCGAAATAGTTTGTCGGACCCCGGCATTGAGGTAACGGATCAGCTCCACGTCCGACCAACGAAAAGTAGCCACGCTGTCATGGATTATCGCGCGGACCTCGTCGATAATATTCTGTGCTGTGGCCAATGCTCTACTCCACTAAGTTAACGCTTTCCCGCAGCCGCTTAAAAGCTTTCAAAACTTCCGAAGCTGTAGCTCGTCGACACTTAGGGTCCATTTCCGCAATTATGCGGGCGACCTTTGGAGTGTCGTCCTTCTTAAAATCAGACGCATCGTTGCGAGTCAGGATACGCATAACTGCTTGGTCCAGCTCCGCATCGAAGGCGTTGACTACATTATCTTCTGTTTTAATAGGGGCTTCTATAGCAGGCCTAACTGGCTGTTCTTCACACTCAGCCATTCCAAGCTCGTTTGCTTCTTCGACAAGCGCGGGCACCACCCAGCAAGGTTCGTTGGCTTTGACTATAAGGGAGTGGCCTGAGAGGCTAACTATGTGCTGGTCTCGTAGGGATATCATCATGGGCATGATCTGATCCTCTTTTTAAGTACGGTAAAACCCCTCCGACTGGTTCCCCGGGCGGAGGGGGGTTGTAGGAAAATCCTACGCAGAGACTACTTACTCGTAGTTTTCGTCCTGCTTGGTCGGGTCGATATACGACAACTGAACTTGACCAACACCAGCTGTAGGAACGGTGCCTGCACCGGTCCACTGGAATTGAATCTCGTCAGACGCAGCAACGATGGCCGGCGCAGTATTCGTGCCACCAGCGTCGAACTTTGTTGCGAGCGTAAACAGGATATATCCTGTCGACGTCATATCGAGGGCAGTGATAAACTCGTTATCATCGTCAGTAGAACCAAGAATACCGGTGTCCGATGTTCCTGAGTTCCATGCCGTGACAATGTTGCTAAACCCACCCATAACAACGGCACCAACAGGCAACGTGCAATACGGCAGCGGCGTACCTGAAGTGAAGTCATCATACGAGAACGAACCAAAGACAGAGAGAATGTAGCTCCGTGCAGTGATCTCACCATTTGCGAGGTCTTGAACTGTAGACATGATCTTTCCTCCTAAACAGCTGTGTCGCAACGAATGAGACCGAAGTCAGCATCTGCTGCAGCAATGTTTGAACGGAAGACAGGCTTCAAGAAACCGAAGAGCTTGCCTATGCTAATACCCTGCTGGTTGTCGTAGTCGAAGCCTTTCTCGACCCACTCCGGCGCACCAATATCTGCCATGCCGAGTGCTTGCGCACCGCAGAACAGAATGGCTTGACCGTCGACCGTCGAGCCTGAACCCCACTTAGAGCCTGAAGCAGCGCCCTTCGTGTTGTAGACATGACGGAATTCGTGAATCATGAGACCATCAACCATGACAGTATCCGTACCTTTGAACAATTCGTTACTGGAACCACGAACGCCCGCGTTACGAATATTTGCGAGGTAGTCAGCATCCTGACGAAGTTTTGCCATGCCGGCCGGGGTCTGGAACACATGGAAGAACTCGGAGCCGCCTGGGCCCTTAATTCCTCGAATGTACTGTTCCTTCGCCAAAGCCTTCAATTCAACCAACATCGCCCAAGAAGGCGTATCGGCTGCGGCAACACTAGCTGTAGCGCCGGCTTGGAGGCCATCAGAGGCGTCCCACCTGCGGTAACGGTTAGTGGTCGGGGCAGTTACAGCGCTTGCGAAATCGAGACCAGAAAACGTACTCGAAGAACGAGACGCGCCACGGTTCGTGAAGGTATATGCAACACCCGACAATGTCAGGAAAGCAAGCTGGTCAATTCGATCGGCCAGCCAGTAAGCCAGAACATCACGAGACTGCTCTCGGAAATTCACGACTGTCTTTTGATCAGCGAGACGACCCTTGTGCCGGTTAGCTTGACGAAGCTGGTCAATCGTTATGACTTGGTCATACGCCTTGATCTCTTCTTCATTGCCTTCCAACTGGTTGTCGCCGCCAACACCGTCCTCTTCGAGGTCGGCTACCAAAGTAATAACAGCGCGAGTTCCCTTCTCAGACTTCGTAAGTTCCGTGATCCGCTGAATCATAGCATTGGGGCCTGATCCGGTGAATTTGGTGGTGAACGCAAAGTTGCGCGCAGCTTTCCAAACCTGCCGAGACCAAACGGTCTTTTGCTCTGATGTCAGGAGATTAAAGTTTGTGAGAGACATAAGTCCCCTCCTTACTCATTGCGAAACAAAAAGTCGCACATTGCTGTGCGGGCTGTGCCTTTCTTTACCGTCTGGCAGACGTGTTTCGCTTTTTAGGAGGTCGACTCCGCTGCAGGTTTTACGTCCGGAGCGTAGGACGAATGCGGATTATGAACGAAGACC